GTCCATCTTGAGTCTTTTGTTTTTCTAAAACAATGTGGCCATCATTGATGCGCACAACAAACGTGTCACCTTCTTTTACACCCAAACTAGATGGCTTGAGTTCTTCGTCCATGATGATGCTGCCATCAAATGCTGTGTGAAAGTTGTAGTCTACAAATAACATGTCAGTCCCTTCGGGCATCGTTTTTGCCATCGGCACGAGCAATACGGTCTACGTCGGGCCTTAATCCCAAAGCATTTGACACCACAGTGTCAATACGGATCACGTCGTGATTCATGGTCTTGACACGATTGTCCAGAGCCATAATAATACCTTTTATGCCGTTGACTGAGCCAGTGACACCGGCCAAGATAAACTTCAAAGTCAAAAACACAAAGTATCCAGCACCAAGTGCTGCTGCAATTGGGAAGCCCACTTCTGCTACCAGTTTGAAATATTCACCCATTGTTGTCCTTGTTGGTCAAATATTTATTGACGTTGGACGATTGTTATGGTTGTGCTACCACCGCGATTTACACGTTGCCACACAGGTATTCCATCTTGCTTGATGTCTATCACAGCATCTGCTTCTTTGTGAATGATCAGTTCCGCATAATGATTGTTAATACGGCGAGTGAGAACCAGTTGATCCTGGTCATTAACGGCATACTTTAATAAACTGGCAGGATCGTAGCCTGGCATCATGCCATTGTCCAGTAGATATGCTGTGCTGGCCCACACATTGACACCCGAAGCGTCTAGCTCATTGCTCAAAAACGAGTTCTCCAAAAAGTCTGTGTCCAAGAAACGATTTTCTAGGTAGTTCTTTTCCAGTTCATTGTATTTCAACAAGTCAGCATTGAGCAAGTTGAACTCTTGTTCAGTGCCTGCATTGCTTTGCTGATCTTGTTTGATTTCAGGTGGCGGGCTCACAATCAGCAAGTTGTTGATGTTGTTTGGATCCACACTCACAATAGTGGGCTGCGACGGAGCTTGGTTAAGGCTGTTGACCACTGTGGCTTGATAGGCCTGTGTGAGAGTGACACGACCAGCGTCATTGAACACTTCAATTACTCCTGTCACACAGCTCCGCTCATCGCAACTGGGCAGCAACATCACTAGACTGCGACCCAACTCATCCACGGTCATGGAAAAGTCTGTGCCACGCACTGCCACTGTGGCTGTGGGCGTTGATACAGCCACGTTCTGTGGCGAGTTCTTGGCAATCTGTCCTGACGCATATCTTGCAGTGCCCAAAGCCATTTTCATGGCCAACTTGCCTGTGCCTTGCTTTGGGTCATACACAAAGTCGTCTATCACCAACTTTGATTGTTCAGTAATCTTTACTTGTGTTCGGTCCACAAAGGTCAGTTCGGCTCTGGCTCGAGCCGTGACCACAGTGTCATTCATTTCAATGGCCGTGCCGGCTTGACTGGGCAGGCTTTGCCGCTTGCGTACTATTTCAGTGGGCCCAGTCAATGATGTGATGGTGCCCACAGACGCCCAGACGTCAATTGGTCTGAACAATAGTAACAGTGTTACCAGTGCCAGTAGTGGTCGCATTTACTGTTTTGGCTGTGGTGCCCGAAGTTGTGACGTCAATCACATTGGTGTCGCCCACCACGGTGTAATCAACATTCACAACACCAGTGTTGGTGCTGGTGTGTGTAACTGTGTTGGTATCACCAGTTACGGTAAACTTACTGATGTGATTGGCTCCCCCTCCCAGTGTCTGAGTCACAGTGTTGTTGTCACCAGTGATAAGTTGTTGGATGTTGCTGCCCGAGCACGATGCTGACATAGTGGTGCCGCAAGTGATCGTGGAAATATTGTTGCTGCCTGTGGCCGACACAGCCACTGTGGTAGCAGCACCATTCACAGTCATGGTCAGCTCGTTGCCTGACCCAATTTGGTCAATGGTCAAGGTATTGCTGCCGCCGCCAATGAATGCGGGTGACAGGGCCGTGCCCACAAGGTTGCTTGGCCCGTCTTGTGTTATGGTCACAGTGGAGTTGTCGCCCACTTGCTCCATGTAAATTTCGTTGCTATAACCAACAGAACTGACCAACAGAGCAGCCAGCAGTGTCCATTTTTGGATTCTTGTTATCATTTTCTATCTACGACAGGGTTTTCCCCAGCCGTGCTCCTGGGCTGTTTAAAACGCCACAGCCCTCGGCGTTGTCCCTCCTGTACGGTCTCAAACACAGCCTGTTCAATGGCTACCCGGACCGCATAGGTCGTGGGTTCATTCAGGGCTGTGCCAGCCTCCAATTCCACTGCACGGGTGCCGGCGTCTATAAATCTCAACACGCCTGCATTTTGAGCAGTGCTGTAGATGGTCTTGCTTACTGCTGTGGTCAGCAACACTTCTCCTGAGTGAACCGACACCAGCCGCAAGGCCACCACAACTTCGTCCACTCGGTATTGAACCGAGTTGCCAATGCCCATGAGTCGAGCACCGGCGCCACCAGATCTGAGATTGGTATCGTATCCCACAATACCGCCCTCGATCATGAGCCCTGCCACCAACATGGGTCGCAAGGGTTTGGCTTCTTTGCCTTCGTATACTTCTCGCTGATTGCGTATGAGCTGTCGCTCTTTGACCAGATTGTCCAGCCCTACACGTTCTACCACAGTGAACCAACGACCAGCGTCTTGGAGGGCCTTGATAAGAAATACTTCGGCTCCCTGCGTCACAGCCTTGGAGAACAGGGCCAGTCTGTCATTGGGTTTCATCTGTCCAGTTTTGTCACCAAAGCCATACACAGCCACTGGTATGGGTGGTCCATCTAGCTCGGGCAGAGTTTTGAGAATTTCTACTCGTGGTATGGTGCGTGGAGGCTCACGTTCTTCCTCCCACAGCACAGTGGCGCAGCCCGACAACAGACTCCCTACCAGTAAAACAGCAAGGGCCCGCATTAGAACGCAAAGCTCGCAATGGGCACAGTAATCTCAGTGCGATTACCGTTGGCATCAGTTATGGTTAGTGTGACATCGGTGGCAGTTTTCAACCACGAGATGTTGGTACCTTGAAAGTCCAAGGCACCAGAATTGCCACCATCGGCAAACATAGCATCAGCCAACTGTTTGCTGAGTTGGGCGTAGATACGACTTTCTACATTGACCAAGAACTTGGCCAAGTTGGTATTCTTTGCATCTCTCGCTGCTTGGTCGGCAGCAGCTTTGGCTGCATCGGCAATGGCCTTGCGACGTTGGGTCTCAAGTTGTTCAATTGTGAGGGCGTGACTACTGTAGCCTATGCCGCTAAACGCAGGTGAATTGAACTGAAATGTCAGTTCAGTTGCACTGGCTGCTGTGCAGGCTGCTAAAATCATGGCACAAAACACTGCTTTCATAGAAAAACCCTACGTAATATTTACGTAGGGTTGGTATAGGTTAAAGTACAGTGAGATCGGTTAGGTGTTTTGCACTACTGGTTCTCTAATCCATCCAGTCCAGTCGCTGTCAACCACGGTTTCTTTCATGGCTTGAACACGGGCCAACAGATCTATATAAAATGTATCAAGCTGCCCATTCCATTTGCCCATGATACCTTCTAGCGCACGTTCACAGTAGTTCCACTGTCCTTGACGGTAGTAACGAATAATATCATTATGAATGTTTTTCCAGGCATCTAAAGTAGCAAGGTCACCCAAGGCAATGCCATCCAACACAGCATAGGCAGTACGCACCGCGCCGGCGGGAAATTTGAACTTATCAAGCTCTAGCACAGTGTAGCTGTCTGGTAACCCAGTAATGTCCACAGCATCATCAAATATAATGTTCATGTTGTTTCCTTTTAAATATGTATCATGCAGTTTGCGTTTGATTTAATTTCTGACTTACACATTGATACCTATAGTGACTTTGATTGGGAAGGGCAACCCACCAGCCCTGTGGCCATAGTTGCTGGCGATGTAGGTCGAGATCGCAATCAAGTGTGCCGAGCTCTCAGACACTTGGGCCAACAGTACCAGGCTGTGTTTTATATTGACGGCAATGACGAACATGCAGACTACAGAGAAAATTTGGGCCAAAGCTACAATGACCTTGTGCGCCGAGTACAACGTTTAAAAAATGTAGTATTCTTACAAGACAATGTGGTAGTGATTGACGGTGTGGCCATACTAGGCACCAATGGGTGGTGGGCATTCGATTTTGATATCAATCTAGACAGTGAGCTCTGCGCCGAATGGTATGCACACAAAGAAAATCTCAGTCCAGCTGCGGTACACAGCATTAGAAAAATGGCTGCCACAGATGCTGCCTACATGCTGACCAGTATCAAACGACTGCAAACACACCAAGATGTCAAGCGCATTGTCATGGTCACGCACACAGTGCCCGACCCTGCCCTGGTCAGTCACGACATTGACATTTTTCAAACTGAGCGATTCAACATGCTGGGCAATCGCTACATGATGCAGGCTCTAGCAGCAGATACCGAAAACAAAATACACACTTGGTGTTTTGGTCACTATCACGGATCAGTGGATCAAACACGCGGTGGCATTAGATTTGTCAACAACTGCAAAGGGCGCGGAGATACTATCTGGAAACGGCATGTATACCATCCCCAGAGAATTGTGATTGACTATTAGGCCATCAACTCGGGCTCAAGTTTGATTTGCAGAGGATAGCTTTGGCTGCGAGCTTCGTGTAAAACTTCAAAGCCTTTTTGTTCAGCGATTTCAAACGGCAACACAGCCACACATGCTGCGCCTTCTTGGTGGATTTCCACCGTGATTTTTTCCGCGGTTTCAGCAGTGTAATCAAAATACTCAATCAAACTGCTTACTACAAATTCCATGGTTGTAGTGTTGTCGTTTAAGTAAACCACGCGATACAGCGGTGGCTCTTTGATGGCTTCGTTGATTTTAATTTTTGTGCTGGTTTCACTTTGAGGCATCTTTGAGTCCTTGGGTTACACAGTGGCCGAACAGCGGCCACTGTATTTACACATTATATCAGTTTTGATATGTGATAGCAATGCTCTTAGGACGAGCTTCTTCGGGGATCACTCGTTCTAGGTTCACGCTGAGGATGCCATCGCGAATGCTGGCACTGCGCACTTCCACATGTTCGGCCAAGGTAAAGTTTTGACGGAAATCACGACTGCTGATACCACGATGTAGGTAGTCCCAGTCTGTGTTTTCCTCAGTTTTCTTGGCACCACTAATGGTTAGTACACGTTTGTCCAGGCTGATGTCAATCTCGCCTTCACAGAAACCAGCCACAGCCACTTCAATGGTGACAGTGTCATCGCCAGTTTTGATCACGTTGTGTGGGGGATAGTTTGAATTGCTTTGAACCTGCATGATACGTTCAAGATCATTGAACATGCTGTCAAAGCCAATACCAAACTTGTGAAGCTGTGGAAGGTCGAAACTACGAAGGGTCAAGGTTTTTGTCATGGTAATCTCCTTTATTAAGCAAGTATGACATATTGTGTAGCCCCACCATGGGCACTACAACATTATTTATTATACACGATTCATGGGTTCTATCAAACGATAATTGGTAAGATAGCTCAGCATTGTGTCGCTTTTTGGGCGCCAGGTCATGGCAAAAAAACTGTATAGTTCGTCATTGTCAAAGGTCACACGCACAGTGTATTTGTGAACTTTTTTGACATAGGCAATACCGTAACAATCGCTCCAATCTGTGAGATTTTTGGCAATCAAAAAGCTGGTGTACTGAGCGGCCATTCCACCACCACCTGTGGGCAGTGTGAATTCTATGTACATCAGTAAAGCTTTTTGGGCAAGCTTTGTTCGTCTAGCTTTTTCTGCCAGCGATTGCGGGCTGCACTTTTTTTGCGTTTGCGTTCAGTAGTGGGTTTTTCGTAGAATTCTTTTGCCTTTAGATCATTCATTAGTCCACTGGCCTGTATTTTCTTTTTGAATTTGCGTAGTGCGCGATCTACGTTGCCATCTGTGACCAACACTGATCTACCATGAAGTTTAACCATTGCTCTCCCTGAGTTCTGCAGGGGTATTTACCTGATCAACGTCAATATCTACACACTTAACGCCCTGTCTGCGATACTGTGCCAGATAGAACATGTGCGGTAGCAACACACGCTCAAGCTCGCTGTGCAAGCCACGTGCGCCAGTCTTGGTCAGTAAACTGCGTTCAGCAATGGCCTCTAAGGCCTGTGCAGTAAATTTTAGCTCAATTTGATCCTGCTCAAACAACCAGCTGTATTGAGAGATATAATTGTGTTTTATTTCTTGCAGAATACGTACCAGATCTGCCTTGGTCAGTTCTTGCAAAGCTACCCAGCTGGGGAAACGACCCACAAATTCTGGTATCATACCAAATCTAATGAGATCGTCTGGCATGGTTTGATGCAGTTCTACATGACTGTCTTTGTTGACCTGTGCATTGAACCCAATGCTGGTACCACGCAGACGATTGCGCACAATGTTATCCAATCCAACAAAAGCGCCACCAGCAATGAACAAGATATTGGTAGTGTCAATTTCCACCATTTCACCCGCAGGATGTTTGCGATTGCCAGTGGGAGTGACTCTGCACTTGGTGCCCTCCACCAACTTGAGCAGGGCCTGTTGCACACCTTCGCCTGACACATCTCTAGTGATACTGGCACTCTCGCTGCGACGACTGATCTTGTCAATCTCATCAATGAACACAATGCCACGTTCGGTTTTCTTGACATCGCCACCTGCTGCTGCAAACAGTCTGCTGATCAAGCTTTCCACATCATCGCCCACATAACCAGCTTCGGTGAGGCTGGTGGCGTCGGCAATCACAAAAGGCACATCTAGGTAACGTGCCACTGATCTAGCCAACAAGGTTTTTCCTGACCCAGTGGGTCCCAGCATCAAGATATTGCTTTTTTCAATTTCAACCTTGGGATCGGGGTTGGCAATGCGTTTGTAGTGATTGACTACAGCCACGGCCAGCACCTGTTTGGCACGATCTTGCCCAATCACGTACTGGTCAAGATGTGTTTTGATTTCAATAGGATCCAGCGCAGCCACTGTGGCAGTTTTGGTAGGCAGTTCTTCTTGCAGCAAAGTTTCGCACAGATCCACACACTCGTTACATATTGCAACACCCTCGCCCACTATCAGCTTGGCCACAGAGTCTTTGTGTTTGCCGCAAAAACTACAAGTGGTTATGGAGTCATTTGATTTCATGTTTGGTTGTTTTCTAAACGTTGTTGAACTTGTTCACGCTCACCTTCACTCAGCAGTTCTGGATCATACTGACCTGCTGCAATGCGTTGTATCAAATGATCTATGTAAGCGTTGTCGTAAGTATAGCTGTCTGTGCTGTTTTTGTCAATGGAAATCCAGTCTGTGCCATTGAACTTGTAAACCACACTGGGCAGCATGTCTACTCGCACAAAGGTGTCACCTTTGGTGGGGCTGGCCGGAAATTGGTTTCCAAAACCAGTGGCAGGTTGCCTTGGTTCAACAGAGTCTGCTACCAGGCGCATCCAAGGCAGTTCCGTGATTTTGCCTTGTGCTAACAGTTGACGTTGATGCTTAAGAGTGTCGTTGGGATTCTGTTCTTTCCAAGCAGTTTTGGCTGCTTTGATTTCTGGAGAATCTTCGTCCTCGTCAGGATCAATTACCTCAGAGTTTTTTTTACTAGAGTCTCCAGCCACCATGGGCTTGAGGTTGGTAAAGTGCACAAAGGGTTTGGCAAGATATGGATATTTTTCAAACCAAGGCAGTTCGGTTGCAAGATCATCTTTTGGCACCGGCAACTCATCGCCGTTGTCCAAGGCCTGTGCCACTGCACGTTTGCGATCTAGATGTTGTTGAAACTGCTGCATCTGATCATCAGTGAGAGGGCCATCATCAGCAGGATACTTGGGATCGTCGTGCGCCCAACCACCTTGGCCTTGTCTGGCCCATTCAAACTGTTTGTTAGCCGCAAGGATCAAGGCCAAGGCCAAGGGATCAAACACCAGCACAATCATGATGATCATCCAACGAACTGCACGTTCTAGGAGATTGGCATCCGGATTATCACCATAGATGAGCGCCGCAATATATTTAATGGGTCCGACTTCGGCTTCGACCTTGCGTACCTCTGCACGAATAGGTGCGGACTCCTCGTTAAGAGCAGCAATTTGCTTCTGGTTGGTTTCAATTTCACGGGCAAGCGCACTGCGTTCCCGTTGTTGAGCCCTACGTATATTGTTGGCTTTTGTGGCACCTTCTTCTGATGTAGAGCGTGCCATGACTTGATCCACCGCTTCGTCCATTTGTTTAAGCTGGCGACGTGCAGCTTCAATAGTTTCTCGTGCGGTACGAATCTTTTCATCATATATTGCAATTTTACTTTGTACATCACCACTGACCAAACTCTGATCACTGTGTGCCTTGGATAGGTATCCAAATATGCCCATGCTGGTCAAGATCATGAGAAATGCCACAGCTGGTATGAGATAGGTTTTGAATGCCCAACCAGCACGCCGCCAGTTGTTGTGCAACCACACAGTGGCAGCAATCTTGCCCAACTCTAGCGAGCCGCCCATGATGATCACAGGAATAGTGGCCGCTGAGAATATGGCCACCAAACCAGCCACAGAATAATAGGCCGCCACAGCACTCAATAACAAAGCTGTGGCCAATATGCAAAGTCCAAAAAGCATAGAATTTTATTTATTGGTGCATGGTACCACTTCAACTGCTAGTTTTACCGCACACCATGTGCCAAACGCAGAATCAGGCACTTCAAACCATACCGGCACCACGGACTTGACCCAGCCATTGCGTTCTAATTTGCGTTTGACCCTGGGCTGTGCACGCCAGTTTGTGCCATAGGTGGCTCGTGCTTCGGCCATGATTCTGTACCACTGAGTTGTTGTGGTCAAACCAAATGTTATTCGGTGCATGCCTGGGGGAGTTGTTTTAAGCGAGTTAATTGATTTCGGCATGCTCTGCGCAGTGGCCTCTATGTCAACAGACATTTGACTGTCCTTTCTAGATTGTTCCTCTCGGCATACACCCGGGGTTCCAGCCCAGGTTTTGATCTGTCGCCAGATCGAGGTCCTTGTCGCACCATGCGGATTTATTCTCACATGCCACAGACAATCACAGGGTCCGGATATTCCCTGTGATCTATTGAGATACCGCTATTTCCCCAGACATGCTCACACAGTATAGCACTGATTGCAGTCTAGAGCAACGGCGTTTGGCGATTTATTCCTTCCGGCCGCCCAGCAGTTGTAACAGGCTCAAGAACAGGTTGATAAAGTCCAGGTACAAAGTCAATGCACCTACTACTTCGGTGGTACCGGTGCTGTCCTCCATGCTCACAGCTTCACGAATTTGCTGGGTGTCATAGGCAGTGAGTCCCAAAAACACCACAATGGCTATGGCCGAAATCACCATTTGCAACACTGAGCTGCCAATAAACAGATTAATGATGCTGGCAATGATCACTGCAATCAAGCCCACAAACATGAACTTGCCTAAACTGTCCAAACTTTGCTTGGTGAAGTAACCATAAAAGCTCATGACAGCAAACAACACCGCACCGCCCATGAAGGCCGACACTATGCTGCCCAGAGTGTAAACCACAAAGATGGCCGCAAAGCTTAGACCCATGATGGCCGCAAAGCCATGCAGCAAGGCCACCGCGGTTGACTTAGGAGGGTTGCTGTTCAATGCTATAGTCACACCAAACACTGCTGCCAGGGGTGCAAAAATTGTTACCCACTTCATCCAACCAGTGAAGAAAAATTGCATCAATGCCGGGCTGGATGCCACCAACATGCTGACCACCATGCTGGTAACCACAGCCAACATCATGTGAAAATACACACGGCCCATGGCGGTGTTAACAGCCGATGCGTCACGATAAGTTGCGGTTGCGTACATTATGATTTCTCCTTTACAAGCTTACTTACCAGCAGAAACTGATCATAGGCCTCTTTCACAGCCGGATGTTTCATGAGCTCAAGAGCTTCTGCCTGCAGGGCTGCAA